ACGGGTGGTTTTACAGACAGCGTAGAAGTTCATTTGTTGTAAGATCGAGTTATTATCCGGACAAAAGAATCATGCTTGGCGTCACATACAGGCATGACAGCATTTCCGGAAACACATATTACACTTGTTACACAAAAGACCAAAGATTTGAGGTTGTAAATCTACAGTCGGAAGTAACATCACCTAGCAAGTGGGCGCACATGGAAAGAAGCGGTGAAGAAAATCCGCTTCATATTGTTCCAATAACAGAATATATCAGATCTTATGACCGAATGGGGGCATGGGAAAGATATATTGATGAGATGGACAATTTGAACTTGCTAATATCTGACTTTACAAACGATGTAGAGCAGAATACGCAAGCAATGTGGCATACGAACGATGTAGATTTTCCTGTTATAGAAACAGAGACGGAAAGCGGTGAAAAGGTTGAAGAAGTAAGAAAGCCAAAGTCGGGAGAATGGTTGCAGACATATACCAATCCAGACGGAAATACACCTTTTGTAAAGCCACTTGCCATTGATTACGATTATCCGGGTATGTTGGAAAACATACAGTATAGAAGAGCAATTATTTTGCAGAAATGTAATGTTCCTGCAAGAAATGACAATACGTCTGGAGCAACTGGAGTAGCCATGAGTGATGCAACAGGATGGTCACACGCAGAATCAGCGGCGGCGAAACAACAGTTGATAACTGATTCCAACAAATTGGATGAGGTGGAAATTGTATTATCTGCGATCAGAGAAAATCCAAACACTCCGCAAGACAGCCCGTTAAGGGACTTAACAACAGCGGATGTAGAGCCAAGTATTAAACGTCAAAAGACCTATGAGTTATCGACAAAATGTAATTCCATCGCAACATTGATAAATACTGGCGTAAACGGAAAAGATGTTTTCAACACAATACCTTTGTTTGACGATCCTAACGAAGTTTGGGAAAACAGCAAAGAAACGATAGAAAAGAATCAAAATCAAAATGCAGAAAACAAAGAACAATATGATCCTAAGAACGACAGGATTATGAGCGATTTGTCCGATCAAGTGGAAAATAGTCCGTTGATTGACAAGAGCAGAACGGAAAAGTGATGCCTATGACAAGTAGATTTGATAAGCTGAATAATTTGTCGATGGACTATTCAAAATATTTTGGAGAGATGGCATTGACAGATGAGCAGAAGAAACAACGGATTGCATTTTCGAAACAAATGGAAGATGTGATGTTGTTTCTTTTTGAGTTATTGGACGTAATGGCAGACTTTGGGAGCAAAGACGAAGAATACGTCAAGAAAGAAATTGCAACACGTTATTTGAGCGTTCTGATGGCTTACACGGCCATTGATGATTTCTTCAAAATGTATGCCGATTATTTTGCAGAAGAAACATTGAGAACAACATTAGAAAACATAGATGCCGAATGGATCACATCTAATGACAGGGCAAGGCTAATCGCAGAAAATGAAGCAAATACATCATTAAACAGAGTTGACTATATAAACGCTGTTGCAAGCGGAAAAACAAGAAAACAATGGATCACCATGAAAGATTATCGAGTAAGGAAAACGCATCAAGTGATTGACAATAAGGTGCTGCCGATTAACGGAGTATTTATTGTTGGTGATAGCATGATGTACTTTCCGAAAGATACATCTTTAGGAGCAGACATGAAAGAAATAGCAAATTGCAGATGCTCCGTTAAATATTTATGAAATTAAGCCTAAGCGAAAGCAAGGGCTTTTTTATTTGGTGCAGAGAAGCACCCAAAAAAACACAAAATACAGAGAAGTAAAAACACAAAGAAAGTAAGAGGTAACCAAAATGAGTGAAACAATTGATGTAACGACAACAGAAAAAAATGATCCAGCTGTAGAAGAGCAGGCAAAAAATGATAATGAAGAGACTCCAACAGTGGAAGAACTTATGGCGCAGTTAGCAGAGGCTAAAGCGACAGGAGCAAAGCAGAAACAGGCATTAGACAAGGCTCTTAGAGAAAAAGGAGAAATCACTAAGGCTTTAAGAGCAAAGCAGACAGCGGAAGAACGTGCTACAGAAGAGAAAGAAGAGGCAGAAAGACTGCAACGTGAGAAGTATGAACAGGTTGAAAAAGAACTGAATCATATGAAAGCAGTATCGGCTTATAAGAGTTTGTCTACTGAAAAAGCGGTTGAGAACCTGATTGATGCAATCTCTGATGGAGATCACAATGCAGTCGCTGCATTGATTGAAAACGAAGTGAAATCGGCAGTTGCTAAAGCAGAAGCAGAGTGGAAGAAATCACGCCCAAGAGTAAATGTTGGCGGATCATACACTGGCATGACCAAAGACCAGATTATGCAGATTGAAGATCGTGCGGAGCGAAGAAAAGCAATTGCTATGAATCAAGAATTATTTTGCTAGGAGGTAGAATATGGCAGCAGAAGAGAATTTGATTAAGAAAGAAGATCTCAAGAGAGCAAGAGAGATCGAGTTTGTGGAAAGATTTGGATATTCCGTCAAGAAGCTGATGGAAGCACTTGGAGTAACAAGAAAAATTCCAAAAACATCCGGAACAATGTTAAAGACGTATAAAGCGTCCGGAACTCTGGTAGATGGAAAAGTAGCAGAGGGAGATTTGATTCCTTTGTCTCATTACAAAGTAGATCCGGTTTCCTACAAGGAGATTGTATTGCAGAAGTGGAGAAAAGCCACATCGGCAGAAGCAATCATCGAAAAAGGTTACGATCAGGCAGTGGAAATGACAACGGATGAAATGCTTAGAGACGTACAGAGGGGAATTAAGAAAGAATTTTTCGATTTCCTTAAAACTGGTACAGGAACAGCAACAGGAGTTGGTTTCCAGCAGGCATTAGCACAGGCGTGGGGACAGTTGCAGGTTCTTTTTGAGGATGACGAGATTGAGCCTGTATTTTTCATGAATCCGCTTGACGTTGCTGATTATCTTGGCCAGGCAAACATTACCATTCAGAACGCATTTGGTATGCGCTATGTGGAAGATTTCCTTGGATTAGGAACGGTTGTTTTTGCCAAGTCCATCGACAAGGGAAAGGTCTATGCAACTGCTAAGGACAATATTGTGCTGTATTACATTCCTGTAAACGGTGCTGGATTGGACGAGGGATTTGTATTTAGATCCGACAGCACAGGACTTATTGGCATTCACGAAGAGGCAGATTACGATCACATGACAGTGAAAGATGTTGTTGCATCTGGAATCGCCATTTTTGCAGAAAGAATTGATGGAGTGGTTATATCAACCATTACACAGGCAGAGGGTACTGCTGTAACTGGCGAAGATACTAAAAATACAGGAGCATAATAATAAGGAGTGGTCAAATGTATAAAGTAATACATTTTTTCACAGACTTACAGGATAATTCACACCCTTATAACGTGGGAGAACCATTCCCACGTGAGGGTGTTTCAGTAACAGTAGAAAGACTGGAAGAGTTATCGGGCAAGCATAATTTGCAGGGAAAACCACTTATACAACTTGTAGATGATTTTTCGAAATATATGAATGCCCCGGAAGAAACTGTGGAAAACAACTCATATTCAAAGGATGAAATTGCCAAAATGCCAGTTGCTAAGTTGAGAGAACTGGCAAATGAAAAAGGTATTGATAGTGCAGATAAAAGCAAATCAGAATTGAAAAAGATTTTGATGGAAATTTAGAGGTGATCGTAAATGGATGAATACACCATACTTGAGCAAGTGAAGATTCGCTTATTGCATTATAAGGTGAGTACAATCGAGGGTGAAGATGTGGTTGTATTCGATCATAAAAACGAGAACTTGTTACTCGAACAACTTATAAAGCAAGCGAAGCAAAAAATCAAAGAAATCCGAAAGTATCCATCGAATTATACAGATGAAATGATAGAAAAAGATCTGAATAACTATGAAAACATAGTTGTTGATGCGGTTGTTTACTATAGATCGCAGGCTGGAGAGTCTTTCATGAAATCATATACTGAAAATGGAATATCTAGGAATTGGATTGACAGCGGCAAGTTGTTCGATACTGTACTTCCAATATCGCATATTAGTTAAAAAAATCTGATTTTATCAGTTTTTAGAAGATTGTGCGTTATCATATTGCTAATGCAGGTAATATGATAGCAGGCGGCACACACTAAAGGGTGGTGGGCGGTGTGCCAAAAAAAAGAAAGGCGGTATATGATTATGACGATAGAAATTTCGACAGCAATCATTATAAGCGTTTTATCTCTTGGTTTTTCCGTCTTTATGGGTATGAAGAACAGCAAGCGAACTGACAAAAAAGATATCGAAGAACGTGTTAGAGAAAACACCAGAATAAACATGAAGTTGGACAATATCAATTCGACAACGCAAGACATAAAGTCAGAGTTGTCTAGTGTTCGTACAGACATCCAAAAGCATAATGACAAAATCATTATTTTGGAACAGAGCTGTAAGCAGGCACATAAAAGAATTGATGAGTTAAACATTCGATTAAACATGAATGAAGATGATGAGGTGAAGGCTTATGAAAAATTGGAAAAGTTGGGCAAAGGCCGCAACGATTAGAGCAGTAAAGACAATTGCACAGACTGCGGTTGGTGTGATTGGAGCGAGCACAGTGTTAAGCGGTGTTGATTGGAAAGTGGTTGTTTCTTCTGCGATTCTTGCAGGTGTTGTTTCAATGCTGACAAGTATTGCAGGACTTCCAGAGGTAGAGGACAATGCTTGAAATCAATAAGCAGGAAATGAGATATTCAAAGCAGGGAGAACGAGTTACCATCTACAAACGTGATGAAAACGGTAACATTGTGTATGAATCTTATAAAGATTCGGCAAGTGGTTCTGTGATTTATTACACAGATGAAGATGGTAACAAAATACCAAAAATCCTAGGAGAAAAAGTTGGTTTTTCAGAGCCAACTTATTTTTATGCAAATATCAGCAATAAGCTAAGCGAAGTATTAGTAAAAGAGTTTGGTATTGATGATTCGTCAACATATGTTCAGATTGTCACAGATAAAGGTGAACTGCCAATAAAGGCAGGGGACGTTGTTTGGAAACAATCAGATCCTAC